GGGGGGGGGGGGGGGGGGGGGGGCGCGGCGGGGGGGGGGGGGGGGGTGTCAGGGTGACGGGGGGTTGCGGGGGCGTCCACGAACCCCGTCGAGCCGTCCGCCATCATCACCTCGACGTCGGGCTCCAACGCCTGCTCTGGTGGCGCGACGATCCGCACCCAGTACACATTCGACTGCTGTGTGCGGTCCTTCACCTGGGGGGCGCGGCGCACAAGCCCGGCCTCCTCCAGCTCGGACAGTCCACGCTGGATGCTCCTGGGGGACAGGGAGACACGGCGGGCGATGGCGGCGATGGACGGCCATGCTTTCCCGGCCCGGTCCGCGAAGGACGCCAGGGCGATGTAGGTGCACAGGGCGACGTGGGACAGGCCCAGGTCGAACACCCAGGTATGCACGGCGACCCAGTAGTCGCCGCGTTCGGCGGGTGACCGCCGGTGGTCGAAGGCGGTCATGGCCGCCTCCCTTGTGGTGTCTCCGGCACGAGACTCATCCTCCTAGGTTGGTAGGGGTAAATGCGGGGCTGGTTTTCATGCGCCAGGTGAAGGCTGCCCACGCCTCGTCGTCCCACGCCTGCGTGGGGTCGGCGTCGGCGGAGGCGACTCTCGCCGCCTCGTAGGAGAGGGCGCACATGCGCACATTCCAGGCGTCAGGTGCCCCGTCGTCGCGGAACAGGCCATAGGGCGTCCCCACGTAGTCCAGGAGCTCGGACACCCATTCCTGGAAGTCGTCGCCGATGTAGTAGTTGTTGTTGAAGTAGCCGAGCCATCTCAAGACATGCGGAATCGCGTCTTGGCAGGGCTGGCATTCCCGCCAGTTCCAGATCATCCCGTCGCCGACGACCGTAGATTGGCGGTACTGCTCGCCATTGGGGATGCGGCGGCCGCAGTCATCGCACCGGACACGCCCGCGAGACCGGGGGGACCTCTCGTGAATCACCTCGGTCATGATGCTTCCTCCTGGATCGCCCGTTCCTCGGCCTCCAGCCACTCGGCGCAGTCGTAGATGACTGGCAGGCCCTCTTCATCGACACGGGAGACGGTGATGAACACGCCCGGCTTGTAGGGGATGGCGTAGTCCTTGGACGCGCGCCACGCCACGATCCTGCTGTCATCCCGGAGAACGCCGGGCTGCTTGTAGGGGGCGAGGGCGTCGCCGACGGCGCGGATGAGCTTGTCCAGGTCGGGCTTGACGTGCGGCAGGAGCCTGCCCTTGGCGGACTTGGGTCGGGGTAGGAGGAAGACGGCGGTGACGGCGACGGGGCCGTCGTAGCGTGGCTCCCAGCCGGCTTCTCGGGCGGCCTCCTGGGCGGCGCGCTTGACGCGGGTTCGCCAGGCATCGAGCTCGGGACCCCGGTCATGGGTGACGACGGTGCGCTGACCCGACTTGAACGTCCGCATCGATCCCTCGGTGATCGGCTCACCGGGGACGAAGAACGTGAATGAATCCATTGGTGTTCCTTGGTTTCGTAGGGAGGTCAGGCTGCTAGGAGAGAGAGCAGGTCGCCCTGCTCGGGAACCGGCTCGGCGTCGGCGTGGCCGGCGAGGTAGCAGGTGCAGCGGGGGTCATGGGCGGTGCGGGCGTCCCACACCTGCCAGGAGTCGACGCCGCCTTGGATCGGGACGCGCCCCAGCCGGTCGGTGACCCAGCAGAGGGGCGCGTTGGCCGGCCAGCGGTCCATCCGGCGGGCGCAATCGTCGTGGTCGCCGCGCTGGCAGGCACCGCAGGCCCCGCCACCGGCGAGGAAACGGCGGCAGGGGCACCGGTCGTAGAGGTGCGGCCACTGGGCGTAGTCACGCCGCATGGGAGGCAGCCAGGCGTGCTCTCGCACCCAGGACGCCTCCTCAGCGGTCATCACGGTGGCGCTCATAGGTCGAAGAGGGGGATGGTCCCCATGGTGGGGTCCGGGGCGTCGGTGGGCTGGTGGGCGGCGAGGCAGGCCGGGCAGACGAGCGGTCCAGTGAGGTCCGCGCTCTCGACGTCCTCGCAGTGCTCCGTGAGAAACCCGGTGTTCTCGAGTTTGCCGAGCCCGTTGCAGATTCGCCAGGTCGGGTAGTAAACGCCATCGGGGTGCTGGTGAGGCTTCTCCCATTCGACGTCGGCGATGTGTCGCACCAGGCGCCCCGGCAGGAGTACACGGGTCATGCCTCCTCCTCAGCAGACATCACGGGGATGCTCATATCAGCCTCCCAGCGACCACTCTGGAGACCGCCCCGGAGCCCGGAAAAAGGTCGCTCACGGTATCCTGCGCGGGGTCGAATCCCAGGAGATCTAGTACCCATGTGGTCCATCGGTCAGGCTTCGCCCCGACGAAGCCGGTTACGGGGTGGGGCGCACTGAGCACGTCAGGGACACTCATCCCGGTACTGGCGGCGCGCCGTGATTCGGGCACTTTGTAGATGAGTGCCTCCCAAACGGAGCGGACGCGGGCGCCGTCAGGAATGGCGTTGGTGACATGCCAGACGGCGAGCCGTCCCCCCAAGCTTGCTGCGTGCGGCAGTATCTCGGCGATAGTCTTCGCTGACGCCGCCATAGCCCACCCATCCCATTGGAGATCGAGGTCGGTCATGAGTGACTTGTGCTGGTCAGGGTCGTCCCACGCGCTGGCGTCATGGTGGAACTCGGCGCTCAGGTGGGAGCGTCCTTTGGCTCGTCCGGGTGTGCCATAGTGGGGATGCTGCTTGCCGCCATACCACAGTGCGGCGCGCCCCAGGTACGGCGGGTCAGCGATCGCTAGTCTCATGCTGCTTCACCGCCCCACAGGTCCAGCACCGGCTCCGATAACCGGGCCGCGATGGTCTCGCAGTAGCGCTCCTCCAGCTCGACGCCGATGGAGCGCCGCCCCAGGTTTCGGGCGGCAAGGAGCGTGGCCCCCGAACCCGCAAACGGGTCCGCCACGACGCCGGCCGGGCACCGCTCGATGAGGCGTTCCATGAGCCCCACCGGCTTCGGTGTGGGGTGCCCGGTCTTGTTCTCGGCGTCTACACCCCCCCCCTCGTCCCTGGGTGGTGGTGATGACCGCGCCGACGCGGGGAAGCCCGGTGGCCTCCCGGTCCCACCCCCGGCCGAGGAGGTGAATGTCCTCGAAGTTCGGCCCCCACGGGAGGCTGAGGTCACCCATGCCGGGCGTGGATGCCTTGTGCCAGATGAGGCGCTGACGTTCGCCGGCGGGGGCGGGCACGGACCAGCGGCCGAACATGAGCGCTGGACGGTCGGTGCCCCACAGGGCGGCGACAGCGTCACGCACCGCCGTGTCCTCATCACCTGTGATCTTGGCGAACGTCTCGCGGCGACTGCCGGACTGGAAGTTCATCCCGTAGGGCGGATCGGTGACCAGGACGTCGGCCTCGAGCCACTCGGTGACCTCACGGCAGTCACCGTGGTAGAGGGTGACCTGGTCATCCTCGTAGTAGGGGGCAGTCACGCTGCGGCCCTCCCAGTATCGGTGAGGGCGAGGAGGCGCGCCTTGCGGCCAGAGACGGTGACCTCGAACCGCCCGGTCTCCTCGATGAGCCCCTTGTTCTGGAGCTCGCGCACGGCGGTGCGGGCACGGGACGGGGACAGGACTCCGCTCGTGAACCGCTCGACGTCGGCGAGCGTGAACGCCCCGGGGGCGTTGGAGTTGCGCACCCGGTTCAGGACGACGGCCTGCGAGGTGGTGGCGTCGGTGATGGAGTCGGCTGCCCACTGGGACGTGACGGGGTCGTTAGCGCGCACGGAACCGCGCTCCTTGGGGTGAATGGTGCTGGCAGTGGTCATGCTGCGGTCTCTTTCTCTCGGTAGGGGATGCGCTCACCATCGGCGGTGAGCAGGAAACGGCCTCCCGGGTAGGTGACAGGGACCCGGCCCGGGTCATCGGCCTGGCTGACGGCCCACCCGGCACGGCGGGCCTCCTCCCTGTGCGACTCCACGTGCCCGTGGCAGCCGGTCGTCCCCGACCCGCACAGGAGAATCAGATTCTCGGGGCCGTTGACGTCCACCTTCCTCGTGCCCCCCATGCCCCGCGCGCGGCGGTGCTGGAGGTTCCCGGACCCGTCCGAGAGGTCACGCCCGCACCGGACGCACCTCCACCGGTCACGGTCAGCCACGAGGATCCTGGTCGCCATCCCCGGCCCTGTGTGTCTCGCGCTGCGCCCGGGGCCTTGAGCCGGTCGACGTCGGCGCGAGCAACGAGGGCGGCGCGCCCCAGCAGCGGCCGGTACCCGTCCAGGCGCCCATCCCGGATAGCGGCGCGAATCTGCCGGCCGTCCCGGTACCCGAGTGCGACGGCAGCCTCGGACACGGTCATGAGGTCAGCCCGACTCATCTCGGGCGGCCACTCCTTGAGGTGCATGGGATGTCCTTTCGTTGGGGAGTGTCCAGCGCTCCACTGGACACCACCAAGGCTAGAGCCGTTCGTCCACTGCTGTCCAGCGCACACACGTAACGAAAACGTGAACGTCCAACGCATATTGGTTGCACACTCAGCGTCCAATGAGGCACCATTGAACGCATGACCGACCCCACCCCAACCCTGGGACAACTCATCCTCACGTCCGGCCGCTCCTACCGGCACCTAGCCGAAGCCAGCCACCTCTCCAAATCACGCATCGGGCAGATGGCCGCCGACCAAATCAGGCAACTCCCCGGACCAGACACCATCACCAATCTCGCCAACGCCCTCGGCATCCCCGCCGACGACGTCGAAGCCGCCGCACTACAGACCATCAGCCGCGAGCACGGCCCACTCCTCACCACCGCACGCCGCCTCGCCCACCTCGACCCACGCAGCCGCCGCATCATCAACGCCGTCCTACGCGCCCTCGAGGAAGAGCAGTAACCGTGGGCCGGCCACCACTACCCGTCGGCACCTGGGGCGACATCACCGTCCACCCAACCGCCAGCGGCCGCTACGAAGCCAGAGCCCGCTACCGCGACTACGACGGCATCACCAGACACGCCCGCCGCACCGGAGACACCCCCCGCAAGGCCAAGACCGCACTCACCGCCGCCCTCGCAAGCCGGGCACACACCGTCGGCGACGAGATCACCGCAGACAGCCGCTTCGACGCCGTCGCCCGAATCTGGGCAGACACCCTCACCGAACGCACCGAAGGAACCCGGCGCGTCTACACGTGGACCCTGGAGCGCCACGTCCTGCCCGCCCTCGGCGCACGACGACTACGCGAAATCACCACCCGCACCGTCGAGCAGACCCTCAAGGCCATGCTCGAGCACCACGGCACAAGCGTCGCCCGCACATCCCGCGTCATCCTCTCCCAGGTCATGGCAACCGCCGTCCGCCTAGACGCCATCGAACGCAACCCCGTGCGCGACGCCCAGCAGCCCAAGGCACCCAAGCCAGAGCCCAAGGCGCTCACCATCCCCGAACTCGCCCAGGTGCGCGCCGCCATCGCCGCCCACGAGGCCAAGGGCCGCTCCAAGTCCGACGTGGCCGACGTCGTCGAGCTCCTCATCGCCACCGGCGCACGCATCGGCGAAGTCCTCGCCCTACGATGGGAAGACGTCAACCTCGACGCCGGCACACTGACCATCTGCGCAACCGTGTCCCTCACCGCCGAGAAACCACGCCGAGCATTCAGGCAGGACCACCCCAAGACATCATCATCCCGGCGCACGCTCCTCCTACCCGACTTCGGGCTGGCGGTACTGCTACGCCGCTCCGTGACCGGCCCCAACAGCGACCTCATCTTCCCCTCATCAAAGGGCACCGTCCGCGACCCGGCAACGGCCAGGAAGACGCTCAAGCTCGCGCTCGCCGGCACTGGCCTGGAATGGGTCACCCCCCACACGTTCCGCAGGACCGTAGCCACCCTCGTGGGGGACCCGGAGACAGCGTCAGGCGTCCTCGGCAATGACCCCGGCATCGCCATGCGCCACTACATCGAGCGCTCCCAGATGGCTCCCGACGTGCGAAATGCCCTCCAGGAGCTCGCACCGCAAAGCGAGGCGTAAACGCGGCGAGATCGCGCTCTGGACGGTTCCCGTGGCCCCTGCGGCTGGATGAAACCCTGTGATCGCAACATCCTTGGTACCTCCGGTGGGATTCGAACCCACAACACTCCGATTTCTCTCTGACACCTCAATCAGTGGACAACGAACGTCAACGAACGTCACGTGATGCGCGCAATGACGCGGCAAAGCGGAGGCGAGGAACACCGCAGAGCACTGGACGTCCAGCGCAGAAACGGTCCAAATACGACACGAAAGCGCGGCGTAAGCGCGGCGTACACGGGCTCTGGACACTGTATATACGCGCGACCCCGGGTAACCCTCGGGGAGGGGGAGACCACTCCCCGCCGCCGACGGGGCCACAGGCGTGCCTGGCCGTGATTTGTACCCCCTTACCGATTGGAATTGGGGAGTGTAGGGGGTGTGTGTATGGGACTGTACACCAGGCGGCACAGTGGTGTACAATTGTGGGTATCGGGAGGGCGCTGGAGCCCGACCGAATCCCCCTGAAAAATCCCCTGAACGGAGTGATCGAAATGAGCAAGCGCGTAGTGACGGCAGTCGTGGTGATGATGGGCGTCGCGTGGGCCGCGGGCGCGTGCGATGGTGGCACGTCGAGCTCTGTGAGTGCGCCGGCGGCGACGGCTACGGTGTCTGACGTGGACGCGGGTGTGGTCCCGGATGACGGTGTGATCCTCACGCCGTGTGATGATGAGGACGGCGGCGATCCTGTGCCGGGCGTCGACGGATGTTTCTGGGACGCGAGCGAGCGGGGCAATGGGCAGGGCTCGGATGTGATTGTGTGGTGGACACGATAGGCGTGCGCGCGTGATGGGCCGGGGTCACCGTTGGTGGTGGCCCCGGTTCGTTGTGTGGTGGGCACACGCATGCGTCGTGTTGTGCGCCACTCAGTACGTAGTGGTCTATCGCTGTACATTGGCGGCCTAGTGGTGTACACTTGAGTCATCGCGAGGGGCAAGGAAGTCCCCGCCAATCC